GGTGCTGTCCCCGGATGCCCCGAAGTACGGGCGGGTGTGGTCCTGATGGCCCTGTCGTACTTCAGTGTGCACGAGGCCGCCACCGACCTACTGGACTGCGTGTGTGACGCACTGGACCGGATGCACACGGAAGTCCCCGGCCTCGCGGGCTGCCCCTGCCGCACATGCGTCGTACCCGGCCGCCCAGTGGCTGACGGCTGCGGCGAGGACTGCGGAACGGTACCGGAGGGCCAGTTCCCCGGGCAGTTGACGGTCAACGTGGTGCGTATCTACTCCACCGGACGCAAGGACTTCCCCCGGTACAACCCGTCCGCCGTCACGTCCATCATCGACGACCGGACCTGCGCACCGCAGCGAACCACCGCCATCGACCTGCTCGTCACCCTGTACCGGTGCACGCCAACCCCCACCACCGATGGATGCCCCCCGTCGTGTGAGGACCTGAACGCCAACGCCATGCAGCTACACGCCGACATGCTCGCTATCCAGTCGGCCATTGAGTGCTGCTATGCGGGAACGGACACGAGCCGCCCTCGTGGACGTCGTTTCACCATCGGGCAGTCCGCTGTCCTTGACCCGAGGGGGGCGTGCGTGGGTATCGAGCAGCAAGTCACCGTTGCCCTGGACGATGTGCTTCCTGCGGCTGGGCTGGTGCCCTAGGTGCCGGCGTCGGTGCGGATCGATCAGTCGCGGTTGCAGCGGCTGTTGTCGGCGGTGGGTGGTCCGGGGGATCGGCTGCTGCGGCGGAAAGCGGAGCGGGTCGCGGCGTTGGCCCGGCAGTACAGCGCCCACAATGGGTCGATCGCCGAAGGCATCGTGGTCGGGCCGGTGATCGACAAGAGTATTCGCGTCACGAGTACGAACCCCCACAGCCTCTACGTCAACTCGGGCACGCGTCCCCACCGAATCGTCCCGAGGCGTCGCGGCGGGGTATTGCGCTTCGTGGTAGATGGGCGCCCGGTGTTCGCAAGGGTCGTGAATCATCCGGGCTTCCGAGGAACACACTTCATGGAACGCGCACTCCGCGACGGGGGTTAGCCGAAGAGGGCGTCTTCGGCGTCGGCAGATCCGACGAGCGCCTGTGCGGCCTCCAGTGTCATGCCGCCGCCGCGGGGTGCGGGCCGGCCGGTTGAGCGCGGGCCTGGGCCGCGTTCGGGCCGGGGTGCGGCGTACAGCTTGCTGCGGGTGCGGCGCCAGTCCGCCTCATCCTTCGCGCCCTGCCGCAACGCCGCCTCGAACGCGGCCAACAGTTGGTGCAGGTCCCAGCGGCGCGGGTCGACACCATTCAGGGTGAGCTGCCCAAACCACTCATCCCAACTGTCCTCAAGGGCCGTCAGGAGGCGGAAGACGACCCACCATCCGCGTTTCCCGAACCACCGCCATAAATCTCGGCCACCCACTCCATGAGCTGGACCAGGACACGGTCCGGGAGTTTCAGCGTGGCGAACAGCTCCTGCGACTCGGGCAGCATGAACCTGGCGAGGAACGCCCGCATCTCCGCGTTCACCGCGGTGAGGAGCTCGGGGTCGACGTCGTCGCCGGCGGCGGTGACCTGCTTCTGCACTTCGCGTAGACCGGAGTAGGCCTGCGCGAACTCGGATCCGACGGCTTCGGGTTGGAAGAGGAGGGTGTGCTCGCCGATCTCCGCGCGGTGCGGGTCGGTGTTGATCGCAAAGCTTTTCGTGGCCACGGTCGTCCCCTGGATCGTGTTCGACCCGGCCTAACGCCAGCGGTCTTTGCGTGCCCCCCAGCGTATCGGGCTGCGCCGCTAGACTGGCAGTGAGCTGACTGGCGGTAGGCCGAGCAACCCGTGACGAAGGGTTGCCCCGCATGGCCGACGAGGAGCTCGGCACCGGCTCAGTGACCATCACCCTCGACAGTGGTTCCGCGGAGGGTGAGGCGGAGCGTCTCGGGGACCGTCTTGAGGAGATCCTCAACCGGGCGTCGCGGGATGCGGGACTGCGGATCCAGCGGAACATTACGCGGGCCATCGCCCGCATCAACCCCGCGACCATCAACGTCACTGCGGACACGTCTCGTTTCGAGGCCGCGCTGAACCGGCTTAACAACTTGGGCAGTGCGCCGCTGCGGGTCACCCCGGACGTCGACCGGGCCCGCTTTGAAACGGCGATCCAGGCTGCGCTCGCCGGCCTGGAAGTGTCGGTGCGGGTTGTTCCGGATCTCACCGGGTTCGACGCGGCGATCCGTGCGCACAACACGCCGTCGGTCACCGTCGATGTGAACGCGGACGTGGACCAGGGCCTGTCGCGCGGGCTGTCGGCTGTGAACGGCGCGCTGAGCCGGCTGGGTGGCGCCGCAACGAGCGCACTGAAGATCGGCGCGGTGGGGATCGCTGCGGCGGCCGCGGCGCAGGGCGTGTTCGCGTTGTCGGCTGCTCTCGCCCCGGCGGCTGGTGCTATCGCTGCGCTGCCCGCTGTGATCGGCGGTGTCGTCGCGGCGAATGCCGCGCTGCGCCTGGCCACGGCGGGTGTGGGCGATGCCATGAGCGCGCTGGCGTCGGGGGACGCCAAGGCGCTGGAGGCGGCCATGAAGAATCTGTCGCCCGCAGCCCGGTCGGCGGTGACAACACTTCAATCCTTCGCACCCCGGCTTCGAGCCGTTCAGCAGTCCGTTCAGGAACGGTTCTTCCAGCAGTTCAGCGGCGACATCAAGGGCGCGGTGACGAATCTGCTGCCGTTGCAGGTGGGCCTGCGGTCGATCGCCACTGAGTTCGGCAAGACGGTCAGTGAGGCGCTGAAGTTCGCGTCTACCCGTGAGGCGCTGGCCGGGCTTCGGCAAGTCCTCACGGGAACGGACGGTGCTCTGTCGGGGCTGAAGACAGCGATTGGGCCCGTGCTGAAGGGGTTCGTCGACGTCGCGGCGGCCGTGTCGACCGCGTTCGGCACACGGCTCGGCAACAGCATCGGGCAGGCGGGCGCCCAGTTCGGGACGTTCCTGTCGGGGCTCGCCGCGTCAGGGCGTGCGGTCGAGCTGGTACGCGGCGCCGTGCAGGTGTTCAAGCAGTTGGGGACGATCGCGGGCAACGTGGGCGGGATCATCTCCGGAGTGTTCAAGGCCGCGAACGATGTGGGCGGCGGCCTGCTGAACAACCTTGTGCAGATCACCGGCCAGTTCGAGGCGTTCGTGAAGTCGGCGCAGGGTCAGGAAGCGATCGGGAACATCTTCCGCACCCTGTCCACGGTGGCCGCCCAGTTGGGCCCGATCCTAGGTGCGCTGGTGACGCAGCTCGGTGCGATCGCGCCAGCGCTGGCACCTTTGTTCACGACGATCGGGCCGGCCATCGTCGACGTCATCAACGCGATCGGGCCTGCGCTGCAAGCGCTCGCCCCTGGGGTGCAGGCTTTGGTGACGGGTCTTGCCGGGGCGATCGCTGCGATCAGCGACAGCGGCGCGCTGGAGGCGTTGGGCACAGCGATCGGGGCCATCGCGACAGCGATCGCACCTGTCCTGCCGGTGGTGGGCCAGTTGGTGGCCGCGCTGGTGGGGTCGCTGGCGCCGGCGGTGACCGGGATCGCGACCGCGCTGGCTCCGGTGATCTCTGCGATCGCGGGCGCGTTGACGCCTGTCCTCCCGCCTTTGACGTCGGCTATCACCACGTTGGTGAGGGCGTTCACTCCGCTGGCTGTCCTGCTGGGGAAGACGATCGCTCAGGCCATCACCGCGCTGTCGCCGGTACTGACCACGCTGGCGCGTGTATTCCAGCAGATCGCGGTAGCGCTCGCCCCTTTGATCGTTCAAATCACCGCAGGCCTGGCACCCCTGCTTGCGCAGTTGCCGCCGCTGGTGACGCAGCTCGTGTCCGCGTTCCTGCCGCTTGTGCAGCAGCTGGTGGGTCAGCTCCTGCCGATCCTGCCGCCGCTGGTGACATCGTTCCTGGCGATCCTGAACGCGCTCGTTCCGCTCATCCCGGTCGTCGCTTCTTTGGCGACCGCGATGGTCCCGGTGATCAGCAACGTGCTGGCCGTCCTCGGCCCTGCGGCACAGTTCCTTGCCACCGTGTTGCAGTGGGCGACGCTGAACGTGGTGGTGCCGGTCATCGAGAAGATCGTCAGCGCACTGACCGGCATCGTCAGCGCCGTCACAGGAGTCATCACAGGGATAGCCAACTTCGTCAGCACGGTCATCGGGTTCTTCCAGAACCTGTACAACGTCCTCGTCGGGAACAGCATCATCCCGGACCTGATCAACGGAATCGTCTCGTGGTTCGCGCAGCTCCCCGGCCGGATCCTCGGCGTGGTCAGCGGCATGATCAGCTCCGTGATCTCCTTCTTCGCAGCACTCCCGGGGAGGGTGCGCGGCGCAGTCAGCTCGGTCGTCAGCGTCCTGACGGGCGTGTTCAACTCGGCACGCACTGCCGTCGTCAGCCGCGTCACATCCCTGGTCAGCACCGCGGTCGGAATCATCCGCAGCCTGCCCGGACAAGCCCGCGCAGCGCTCGGAAACCTCGCCGGTTTCCTGCTGAGCGCGGGCGGTGACCTGGTGCAGGGCTTCATCAACGGCATCAAGTCCAAGCTGGGCTCGCTGCGCAGCGCCGCCGCGGAGGTCGCGAACGCAGCGAAGAACGCGGTGACCGGGCTGCTGGATATTTCGTCGCCGTCGAAGGTGTTCATCGAAATCGGTAAGTTCCTCGTCGACGGCTTCGTCAAGGGCATGACAGGCGAACGCCCAGCGATCAAGGCTGCCGCCGACAAGCTCGTGCAGCAGATCACCAACGCGTTCAAGGGCCGCAACACACGCCTGGACGATGCACTGATCGCTTCAATCCGGGCGGGGCAGCGCCAGCTGGAGGCGCTCGCCGACCAGCGCACGGCGATCGCCGAGAAGATCAAGCAGGCGAACGAACTCGCCACGCAGACGACACAGTCGGCGCTGCAAGCGTTCGGGTTGCAGAACATTTCCCGGGACGGCACGGGCATCCAGTCCCTCACCACGAACCTGACCGCCGCGGTCGACCGGATCCGCACCTTCAACAAGCAGATCAACGAACTCGGGCTGCGGGGCCTGCGTAAGGATCTGCTGTCGCAGATCATCGGCCTGGGCCCGGATCAGGGCGCAGACATCGCTACGTCGTTGGCGAACGCCACCGACCGGCAGTTGGCTGAGTTGAACGAGGCGCAGCGGCAGTTGGACGCGGCGTCGAAGAAGCTTGGTCAGGACAGCGCGGACGCCCTGTTCGACGCCGGGGCGAACGCGGCGAAGGGCTTCCTCGCCGGCCTGCGCGGACAGCAGAAGGACATCCAGAACCTGATGCTGCAGATCGCCCGGTCGATGTCGACTGCCATCCGTACAGCGCTGAAGATCGCCTCGCCGTCACGAGTGTTCCGCCGGATCGGCCGCTTCACGATGGACGGCCTGAACGCGGGTGTCACCGACCGGGTGGGCAATGTGCGCCGCTCTGTCCTGGACGCGGCACGGGCGCTCGCGGACCCGTTCGGCGCCGGGCCAGCCTTGTCCGCAGG